AGCGCAACGTCCGGGTTGGTGTTTTCAAGTTTAGTAACAGGAGCCTGGCCTACAGACATGAGAATCTCATTTACTGCAGTCAATTGGTCAGTTGTAGGTGAACTAGGGATAGCCATAAAGAGATCTCGTTCAATAAAAAAAAGGGATCCCGAAGGATCCCCGTGTATAAAAATCAGAATGCAGAAGGAGCAGAAGCACCCACGTACAGCTCAACAGAAGCTGCAGGGTTCAGATAGTCTGCGCCACAGGCCAAGCGGCCGAGCATCACGTCGCCTTGGTAGACCACGGACACGTCTCCACTGGTGACTTGCACCTGGGGACCGATAGCTTCGACCATACCGGCTGCTTCCTTTTGGAAGATCAGACCGCAGGACTTGGAGCCAACTTCAGCAGCAGTACCGTAATCGTTGTTGATGCCATCGGTAGCGCCAGAAGCGTCTTCCATGGTTTCACCAACGAAGGAACCGACATTGGTCGGAGAGGTAACGCCAGTAGTACCGCCGTAAGCAGTACCGTACTTACCCAAGAACGGAATGTTCATGGACTTGTAGATCTTGATACCAGCGATCTCGACAACACCGTTACCACCTTGCAGTGCAGTGCCTTGAGCGTCGCGGTTAACCAGGCCGTTGGAACCAACAGCTTGGATCAATTCGTAGTATTGTCTCGGGTTGAGGACCCCGACACGCCCGTCAGAGCTGACACCCTTCTCATCCAGAGCAGCAGCTGCGTCATAGAAAGCAGCCACAAGGTTGGAAGAGTTGAAAGCATCAGAATCGTTAGTGGTAGAACCCACGCGAATCTGAGTACCACCAGGCTCTACGAAGCTAGTCTTGGTGATAGGAGATGCTTGACGTGCACCACGTGCAACAGCACGGAATGCAAGACGGTCATATTTTTCAGCCAAAGCATATCCAATCTTACGTGAGATCTCAGACCTCAAATCGTAATGAGAAAGTACTTCGTCTAAATTGTAGACGAAAGCTGAACTAATCAAAAGATCATCAACAGTGATGGTCTTCTCGGCCACTGGTGGTGCACCATCATCGTTGCCAAGGATGCTGCGACCAGGGGTGTGGAATTCAGATTTAGTGCGACCCGTGTAGATGAACTGCAAAGATTTGCCGTTCTTCAGGGTACGCTTCATGATCAAATCACGGGCGATCGTATTATTTTGGAAACCCTTAAACATCTCGCCCGAGAACAGTTTAAGGAACAAAGCACGGGCGTCACCCGTACTGTTAGATTGACCAGGCCGTACAAGCTGTGCTTCAAGCTTGCCGCTGGCTGATTGTTGTGCCATTTATAGAGATAAAAGTTTGTATGTATAACCGTTATCAAAGCTTTGAATGTTTGTGGTCTATCCCACCGTCTAGACGGCAGCTAAGGTGTCCGCGTACGGGCTTAGTGCCATAGAGCAGGAGGAGGAATCGAACCTCCTCTACACCATCTGCTTAGTAAATACGAGAATCGAGTTTGCCTTTCTTAGCGTGACTAATAGCGTTAGCCACAGCTGCCTTACCAGCTGACTGTTCAATAGTGTTCAAGAATGAACCCATGAATGGTTTGGTGTAAGGATCTAATCCTTGACTAGGACTGCCAGTAGATACAGCTGAAGGCGGGGTAGCACTAGGTTTCGGCTTGCTCGCTGCTTTCGCTAACGGACTCTTCGCTTTCTTTGGTTTCTTTTGGTACATCTTCTTTGATAGGTTGAGGATCGAAGCGTGTCACATACGCTTGCATTACATTACTTTGGTGAGACATTAGGCGATCCCTTGCTTTTTATAGTAAGTGTTGAGCTGAGAATTACCAGTTTGTTGCTGAGCTTTTTTTAGTGCTGGATTACTGACTCCACCTTCAGAACCTTTCAGATTAGTCTTGTTGCCAGCATCAAAAGATTTTTTAGCTGCTGCCTGTGCACCCTTGAAGTGACCAACCATTGTTGCTGCGTGACCAGCCAATTCAACTACGTCACCAAAACCAAATTTTTTCTTCTTAGCCATTAGAAATCAATCTCCGAGTTTTCTAGTTTGTTAATAACATCAGTCCTGTAAGCAGGATCAGATTCATAGCGGGGATCTGACATGGCTTGAACAAGTTCAGCCTGACTACGGAAACCTTGTGCAACTGCAGTGGGACTCTTACCAGTAAGTAGTTCACCATCGACACCAGTGCTATCACCGTACCGAGCCATCAAGGCTTGGACAGCAAAAAAGCAAGCTGCGGGATCACCAGAATCCATGACATCATCGTACATGTCAATCTCTGCATCACTCAAGTTTTGATCAGCCCATTGGAGCATTTGATCATACTGCTGTTCACCACCTGCCATATCTTGAAGAGCTTCGATGTCTTCATCTGAAAGACCATCTTCCTCATCGTATTCTTCTGACTCATCGTCAGTTTCTTTAGAATCTTCCGGCTCGTCCGATTCTTCACCTTCAGCTTCCTCTTCACTGTTACCAAGTTTTTGTTGCAACTCTAGGTAAGCTTGTTCAAGTTGTTGAGGTGATTCATATTTACCAGCCAGAAGGGTTTCCTGTTCTTGTGCGAGCTGTTCACCAACTTCGAGGGAATTCTGCTCTTCAGCATTAAGTTCACCAGGCTCTTGTGCTGGTTCCATTGATGTAAGTGTTTCTGCCATGGGGTGGTTTACTCTTGTGTAGGTTGATTAATTTGTTGTGGTGTAGCTGGGGTTTGCGGCTGATCAGGTTGACCCTGTGCCTGTGAAACTTGTGCAAACTTGCTAGCTTGCTTAGTAAGTTCGAGCTGCTCTTGCTGCTCTTGTGATGCCTGTTGCTCACCCTGTACTTCATCAGATGTACGTACAAGATTAAGAACATCAATACCTTGAGAGGTAGCTAGTCGTTTGACAACCTCTTCAGGGTTTATGTATTTAACAATTGCTTCTGGTCCCATAGTTGCAGCAATAGTTTGCATGAACATGGCAAGACTTTCACGGTCTTGACCACGACCCAATGCATTCACGCCAGCAACAATAGTTGGCTTGACAAGATGTGAAGGGAGACGTGGAATTTCACCAGCCTTTTGTGCAACACTTAGTTTGCGATTGAGATAAGGAACAAGGAAATCAACAGTCAGTAGGGAGAAGAGTCCCCCAAGTTGCTGTTCAAGTTCCATTTGTGTCATCCGTACCTCTTCCGCAGTTGTGCGCTCACTATTGCGAACGTTGAGAATAAGGAAGGCTTCTGCAATACGACGTTCAAGTGATTGAATCATCTGATATGCAGTATTGAAGTCAGCAGTCTTACCAACCTGAACAACACCAATGTCATCAGGTCTTCCTTGTACAATCGCACCATTACCAGCCTTAGCTAAGGTGCTTGGTTTGGTGGTACTAGAAGGTGACACAGTGAAGACAACCTTAGCGGCTGCTGCACTACCTTCAATGATTGCTTGAGACAAAGCATCAAGTGATTTAAGATCACCGATAAATTCTTCTACCCTGCCTCTACCGTAGGCTTCATTGTCTACAGTGTTAAACCTTAGTGGCAACCAAGGGTTTGTATCTAGAGGTGCCTTACCTTGAGACTTAGGAATGATCTTCCCATAGACTTCTTGGTGCCAGATAAAGCGATTGTTGTCACGCTTGATATGCGTATAGACATCGCATTGATTATTCTGACCAGTTCCTGCATAGCTCTCTTCACTGTCAACAACCATTGACTTGAGTTGCGGGAACATCTCCTCTACTAATTTTTTACTAATCCGTTCTTTAGTAACGATCTCAATTACATTACCTAAACCATCTCGATCTACAACATACCGATTCAAAGGATAAAGCTTCAGCTTATCTTTTGCCATGTAAATCAAAGCGTTGCCTGCAATAACTAGATGCTTCAGTGCTTGGTGTACGGTGACACGATCATCAGATGCAGCGATTGATTCCATCATGGTTCGCTCGATCTTTGAAAATGACAAGTCAAGATCAGAACGAACCTTTGGATCAAGCCCTTCACCTATCAGACTGGTCTCGTCAACCTGAAGTTTAAAGAAGCTAGTTTGTACAGGTAGGAGGGCGAGCATCAGCTTAGAAGCCAATGTGACAACGCCCTTAGCACCTACGCTTTGATAAGGATTAAGCAGGGTTTTGTGAGAACTGTTGTCCTCATCCTGCTTAATCAGATATGGCAAAGTAAGTTTAGAAGCATCAATTGCGGATTGTAGAAACTGGTTCCTGTCAGAACTGAGAGCTTCATACCGTGCTTGTGCTGTCATTTATTTAAGTGTTTTGTTTACGAGCAGCCCTTCGGGACTCACGACGAGCTTTACGACGAGCCCTACGGTCGCCACGTCGAGTTTTACGATCAGGCCTTCGGGATTCACGTGTCTCTAGAGCATTAGGTAGTGCACCGTCTTCGCTGCTGCGGTTTTTAATAATAGAAAGCCCTGTCTTTTTAAACTTCCTTCCATTTGGCTTAATAGATCGTGTAAGTTTATCAGTAGTTTCTGTTATCAATTTATCATATTTAATGCCTCCAAGCTTCCCCTTAAGTGCATCAATAGCAGCACCATACTTAGGCTTAGTAGGTTCGATCTTCTGTGGACCTTTACGTCTAAGAGCCGCTGTCGCACCACCAATGAAACCACGGCGACTACCACGATCAGCCATTTTGCTGCGAACATCGCTTACGTATTTATCTGTATCAAACTGACCTTCTTTGTCAGTATATTTTTTAATACGTTCAGGTGTATTAGGAGCATTAACCTTTAAACGCTTTGGTTTAGTACCATCTTTCTTTTTGAATCGTTCCCCCCATTGCTTGGCGACATGATCTTCGACCTTATCGGGTGCCCATTTTTTACCTGAAATATTATCAGGATCAATGACATCAGAATCGAGGAAGTCATCCTCAATGTAGTCATCAAGGTCATCCATATCATCGAAGTCTTCGTCCTTATCTCTATCTCCTTTTTCTTTTTTGTTTCTAGGTTTACGGTCTTTCTTAATCCGATTTGGAGACCTACGCTTTTTAGACCTACGTTTAGATCTAATACGCTTTGGTGCACGCCTCTTTGCTTTTTTACGTACTCTTCTTTTTTTAGGACTAGGCCTACGTCTAATCTTTAGTGACCTTTTTTTAGACCGCTTTTTGGACCTACTACGCTTACGTCGTCTACCCATTGTTGTTTTCCATACGGTTGACTAGCCACTCCACAACAGAACGTTGACCGGAGCGATACATGATTTTTTCAATTGAATCTTCGGGTGAAGGTGTGACCACTGGAAAGTGATCTTGCATTTCTGTCAGTACGGCTCGGGCTTCCATTCCGAAGACCTCAAGCATATTGGGGGAGATTGACATTGCTATGTTCAAAGAATGCAGGCATACGGCCTGCTTTAGTTTCTGCTAGTTCAGGTGCCTTACCTTCATACATAAGGCGGTCACTAGAATCAAGCCAAAATTGTTTGTCTAAATACTTATCGGATGATTGACCAAGAGGTTGCATCACCCAATTGATAGTTGCCTTCCTGAGTTTATCAAGAGAAGGACTGATGTTATACCCCAGCTCAGTATGAACCAGACTATTGGCAGCCACATGTATTTGTTCATCACGACTAATATCAGCACTTACTGTTCGCATACCAGCGTCACCATTAAAGCGAAAGAATGGTAGAAGAACGAAGAAAATTGCACGCTCGGCAACCATCGCTTTGGTGATCGTGTGATCAGGATGCGCCTCCCAAGCAGCCTTGAGCCGCAGGGCTTCCGACTCCGCTTTCTCATCAACGCCGTAAGCAGAGGCAATGAAACCAAGTGCCACGTCGTGATTCTCTTCGTCTGTGACATTAGATCGCAAGAGATCGCGCGATGCCTTTGGTACTTCAGTGGACAAAGCATCAGTAATAAAATCTCCCACAGGTAGTTCCATATGTCGCAATGCAAGTGCACGGAGAATTGCTTCTTCCGCACCTGCTTTGCATGTACCAGCACTCACTTGTACTGGTGTCCATTTGCGCTTCCGCGCTATTAGTTTGTCGTAAGGGTTCATTCTTGACAATCACATTGAGGTTCTTTTAGAAGATCCTCCAAGTAATCGTTGACTTCAGTTTCATCCAAAGCTGCGTATGCGCTTGACTTATCCTGTACATCACCCATCACTTGAAGGCTGTAATAGAGGGAAGTCTGAGGCGATTCAAGCCACTCTTCGATAAAAGACTCATCCATAATGACCATATCTGACCACCAGTTCTGTGAGTATCCGTGAAGAAGTCCAGTCCTATCCAACAAAATCATAATGTTGTCGGAAACTTTCTTGAATGCTTCCCATCCGACAGCGGAAGCAATCTCTACGTCACCGTAGTCATATGTTTGGACACCAAATGTGCCACTGTCACGATCAACCGTGCGTGCAATAGGTGGAGCAATCTCAGGGGTAGATGTGTAACCATCAACAGCCTGTGAGCGGTAGCTACAAGACGCTGTAGGTGCGATAGCAAAGGCTCGGACCATGTTGTTAGCCTTAGCAATTGCAGCCGCTTGCATGATGCCATCACGAAGACGCGAAGCTAATTCAAAAGCAGCTGATGCTTTCTTTTCACCAGCTACAAGAGCCTCTAGTGCATCACCAAATTGCTTGTAAGTTATTCCATTTCTTTGGAGGAGGTTAGCGAGTCCGAGCATTCCAAGTCCGACTTGACGGTCGGACTGAGGGTCGAGATATTCTCCTGTATCGCCGACACCAGTTCGAGCGTGGAGAGCGCACAGTTCCGACATACCCTGAACGAAAGCCTTCGTGATTGTGTCGAATTCACAGGCAGCGAGATTGATATGTTCAAGCAAACATGTTCCGCGTGATCGCAGGTAAACTTCAAGGCAGACGTTTCCGTAAATTCTTTGTCCTTCATTGTCATACTTAACTTTGTTGAGCCATACATCACCACGCTTCATGCTGTTTAGCAGCTTGACACGTGTAACTACATCCATGTCTTCCCACCACTCATCAGTGATGTCAACGCAACGCTTCACCCAAGGGAGTTGTTCACGTGGAGTATTGATAAACTCCTCGATGTCTAGATGGTTAGCATCAAGGTGCAGAACAATAGCTCCGTTCTTATATTTCCCACCTCTACGGAGAATCTCATTCAAAGTAGAATAGATCTTCCCGAATGAGATAGGACCACTGGCAACAAGCCCTTTGCCATTATCATCTCCTTTGGGTCGGAGTTTACTGAGGTGGATTGCAACACCTGCTCCATTCCGCAGGGCATGTGATGCAAATCGCCAGCTGGCTTCAATACCATCTGGTCCTTCCATTGTGTCTTCAACTACAAATACTGTGCACGACACAGGGAGACGGCCATCGGGATCATCAATCCACGATTGGACACGTCCAGTTCTAGAGATAAGTTCAGCCATTAATCAGATCGTTCAAAATTGGTGGTTGGTAGTTTGGTCCTTTCAAGACCTTGCCATCAGCTCGGCGGATTGGTTTACCGTCCAAACCAAGCTTGGACATGTTTGATTTATGGACACGATCAAGTGCTTCTTCTAGATCCCATTCCATATTTTCTGCATATTGAAAGCAGACATACACTAAATCTGCCAGCTCTTTCAATTCTTGCTCGTAGCCTTCACGCATCGAGTACCTAAATTCTTGATACTCTTCAGCGATCAAATCCCGTTGCATAGTCCGGTTGTTCGTTCCATTCTGGATCCCGTAAGCGGATCGGAATTCGATTGCTTGATCGCTCAGACTCTTGGATCTGCAGTGTGGTGTTGTGGAGTTCATTTTCAAGATAGTGGATAGCCTTCTTAAGGTCTTGAGTCTTTGTGTTATTACTTTTGAAACCGGCTCTGCAAATATATTTAACAGCATTGCCTAGGTGATAGTTGAGAGTTTGGTCTCGGATAAAATCCCAAACTTCTATTTGTCCACGGGTGTAATGGGCAGGTGATTCGGCCATTGTTTAATGAGATTACTAACGGTGTTAGACAGAACAAAGTTCTGACGTTGCAATGCGATGAAGACTGTAATGAGATCATCTTTGTCTGCATCAGGTAGGAGATCATCCAACCTTCTCATCTTGAAGTTCTGTTCCATCGTCAACTCTGTAACCGGGGGAGGGGGTCCAAGGAATGACTTGTCTGTTGATTGGGTCATAGTCGTTACAAGTAAGGATGCGTGCAAGACGTGCGTTCATCAATGCAGCATCTTCATCAAGACCTTTGCTTTTGAATACCTTTAC